AGGGCTACGACGACTGAAGCCGGCTTTCCACGCCTTCGCGCGACGGAAACGAAAACGCCACCCGAAGGTGGCGTGGGCGCGTGGTGGGCAGTGCAGGGTTCGAACCTGCGACCCCTGCCGTGTGAATGCCAAGACTCTGAACATCGGTGAACGTCAGAACACATTGCCCCATAGGTACTTAGCGCGCCTCTGTGCGCCGACGTGCGCTAAAGTACCAACGTGTTTTTGGTACTTTTTCGGTACTGAAGGGGGCGAGCGATGGCAGACAAGATCGACACCGTGACGGCGCGAGACAAGCTCAAGCCGCGACGTGGGCAGTATTGGCAGCGCGACTCGAAAGGCTGTTATGTCGGCTATCGAAAGATGACCGCCGACAACGCAGGCACCTGGTGGGCACGAAGGCGTGACGACGACACGGGCAAGCAGATCGAGCACGGCATCGGCACGCTGCAGCAGTTTCCCGACCACGAGCGATTCGACCGCGCTACCGCCGCCGCACGGGAATGGTTCGCGCACATCGGCCAGGGCGGAAGCGTCACGACCTCGACCGTGCAGCAGGCCTGCGACGACTACCTCGAACACCTGCGCGAAGAGCGCCGCGACAAGACCGCGAAAGACCTGATCGGCCGCTACAAGCGCTGGGTGACACCGTTCGCTATCGGCGCCGTCGACCTGGGCAAACTCAGGCGCGAGCACGTCAAGGCCTTCCGCCGGAAGCTGCTAACCACTCCGCTGTTGGCATCGACTGCCGCCGACCCCAAGAAGCGCGCACTCGACACCGTAAATCGGGACATGTCTGCGCTGCGCGCAGCCCTGAACTATGCGAAGTCGCAGGGCAAGGTGACGACCGACATGGCCTGGGCCGACGAGCTCAAACCCATCGAGAAGGCGGGCCGCAGGCGCGAGCTCTACCTCGACCGTGAACAGCGCCGCGCGCTGATCGCGAACGCGCCGGCCGACCTCGGCGCCTTCCTGCGCGGGCTGGCCTACTTGCCCCTTCGACCCGGCGCATTGGCCGCACTGAAGGTGGGCGACTTCGACAAGCGCATCGGCGTGTTGAAGGTGGGCGTCGACAAGCACGGCCAGGACCGGAAGATCAAGCTGCCCAAGTCGGCGGCTGACTTGCTGGCCGAGCGCTCGAAGGACAAGCTGCCCGCCGCGCCGATCTTCACGCGCGCCGACGGAAAGGCCTGGGACAAAGATTCATGGAAGTGGCCGATGAAGGACGCGGTAACTGCTGCCGAACTACCGGCCGGGACCGTGGCGTACACCTTGCGCCACAGCGTCATCACCGACCTGGTGGCCGACGGCCTGCCAACCTTGACGGTCGCGCAGATCAGCGGCACGTCGGTTGCGATGATCGAAAAGCACTACGGGCACCTGCGCGCCGATGGCGCGGCCGACGCGCTGGCCAAGCTGGCTTTGTGAGGGCATGAACATGATCAAGTCGATGAACGAGCCGCTAGATCCGCAAGACTTCATTGCAGCAATCGAAGGTCACTGGCTACCGAACGCCGGCAAGGACTGGGACAACTTCTCGTCGCGCGGGTACAGCACGACCAACCCAATCGAGTGGGATGCAATCAAGCAACTGGCAGAAGATCGCCCCCACCTTCCGAGCCGCCCCAATGCAGCCGATGAAGCAGGCTTCGACGCTTGGCGGGCGCTGTGGGTGAATGAGGCCCTACACATGCGAAAGCATCTGCATCCAGGGAGCGCCAAGTTTGCAGCGGCCGAAGTCCTGGTGCTGGGCTCCAGCCTGCGCGCTGCTATCGCCCGCGGCGAAGCCGAACGCGCGGCAGCGCTCGGCGCGTTGATCATGTGCTACGCAATAGCTGCCGGTTACTCGCCGAAGATGGAGTCCATAGTTGCCGCTGGCGAGGCAATCCGAAAGGCGAAGGAGGTCGCCTACAAGACCGGAGCAGGCCGAGGCGCCGAAGACATGGACAAGGCGCGCAAAGCATGCCTGACGTGGGCCGCCGACCTCTGGCGCAACGATCCAGCGCTGCGCATTGGCGAGGTCGCCACCAAGCTGTTGGCGAGCCTACGGCAGCACAAGGAGAAGCTGCCGCACCTGGACAACTTTCCCAAGGCCGATACCGTGAAGGCGTGGTTGCGCGAAGCTGCTGCAGTAGGCAAGCTGACGATTCCTGAAGCGGCGCAGCGACGCGGCAGACCGCCGAAGTCTGACAAGTAAATGTCCGTTCGCAGCGCGCAAATGTTTGTCCGCAGCGCGGGCCGATTTTCCTAGCGGGCATCGTTTTCTAGAGTTCATCCACGCCCACCGCGGCGCTAGATGACCTAAGGAAACAGCCCCATGAACAAAGACGCCATCGGCTACGGCTTCACGCCGCAATCGGCCTACAGCATCGCCCAGTTCTGCGATGCCCACCACATAAGCCGCACCCACCTGCACAACATGTGCAAGGTTGGCAGAGGCCCGCGCATGATGAAGCTCGGCCGCCGCGTGCTCATCAGCGCTGAGGCCGCAGCCGACTGGCGTCGCCAGCTCGAGCAGGAAACCGCCGCCGCAGCCGCGTAGGTGGCCGCCATGACCGCCGACAAGACCGACCCCACGCGCGTGGCCTGCGCCGCGCTGGCGGGCTTCGAGCTCCACCGGCTGGACGACGGGCGCTGGCTTGTGATCCGCTGGAACCTGCAGCGCGTGCTGGCCGACGATGCCGCTGTCGATGAGTTTCTGCGGCAGGTAGGAGTGCCTGCCTGATGACGGACACCCTGGACCGTGCAGCCGTCGACATCGCGCAGGCCACGCGGTTCTTCGACATGCTGGCCGAGGGCGAGCCGGTCACCTTCCAGACGTTCGACGACAGCCAGCGAAAGCGGCGCGAACTGGCACAACACATCCACGGAAGCATCGAGGCCTGTGCGTCAGCGCTCCAAGCCATGAACAGGCGCGGTGCTGGCATCTTCTGGATGGTCAACTACGGCGACGGCCAGGGCAGGAAGACCGAGAACATCACCGGCATCCGTGCGCTGTTCCTTGATCTAGACGGCGCACCCCTGCAACCAGCACTGGCCGCAGGCGCCGAGCCACATGCCGTCATCGAAAGCAGCCCGGGCAAGTGGCACGTCTACTGGCTGGTGACCGGGTGCAGCCTGCACCAATTCACGCCGGCACAGAGGGCGCTGGCGGCGAAGTTCAACGGTGACAAGAGCGTGCACGACCTGCCGCGCGTGCTGCGGGTGCCCGGGTTCCTACATAGCAAGGGCGAGCCGTTCCGTACCCGCATCGTCAGCCTGGAGCCACTGCAGCCGTACCCGTTCGATGACCTGGTGCAGCGGCTGGGCCTGGACCTGTCGGCGCCAGCGCTGGCCGCACCGCGGGTCGATGCCAGCACGGGAGAGATCATCAGCAAGATCGCCGCAGGTGGCCGACATGCACACCTGTGCCGCAAGCTGTCCGATCTGAACTGGCGCGGCATTCCAGAGGCCGGCATTCGCGCTGCGTTGCACCAGATCAACGACGCCGACTGCGACCCGCCGAAGGCCGCGGCGGAAGTCGATGCGCTGGTGACCGACTGGCTCAAGCGTTACGCCCGACAGCATGGTGCAGACCTGCCGTTGCAGCCCGAAGCCTCTGTCCCTCCCGACCCGCTGGACGCGCTGGGTCGATGGCTTGTGACCGACGAACAGGTGCTGACCATGAAGCAGACCCGCATCATCTTCCGTGACCTCATCGCCATGTCGCACTTGGCAGTGTGGAGCGCCCCTGCCAATGCCGGCAAAACGCAGATGGCGAAGTTTGCCGCCAGCGAACTGGCGCGCGACTTCACCGTGCTGTTCTTTCAGGAAGACGCATCGGCCGGCGACCTGCCAGCACTGCATGAGCATGCCAAGACGCATGGGTACAAGCTGCTGAACTCCACGCTGGCCGGATCGTCGCCGGATGAGCAGATCCAGGCATTGCGGCGGCTGGCGAGGGAAGCGGCTGACCTGAGCCGCTACGTCTTCTTCTTCGACACGCTGAAGAAGTTCGCCGACTTGATGTCCAAGGGCGGCACGCGCGGGTTCTTCCAACTCATGCGGGCCCTGACCCAGCGCGGCGCAACTGTCATCCTGCTGGGCCACACGAACAAGCACAAGGGCACCGACGGCAAGCTGATATTCGAGGGCGTCGGCGACGTGCGAAATGACGTGGACGAGCTCATCTACTTGGAGAGCACGCCGAAGGCCGACGACGGCACCGTGACCATGACGATGAAGCCGGACAAGGTGCGGTGCGTCATCAAGGAAGCCACGTTCGTGCTGGACACCAACACGATGACGGTGCGGCCGGCTGATCGTGTGGTTGACGTGGGCGCGATCCTGGCCGCGCAACGCCAGCGCCAGGCCGACGAACCATTGATTGCCTGCATCCGGTCGACGCTGGCCAGCGGCGGCATGGGCTTCGACGCGCTGAAGAAGGCCGTCATGGCCGAGTCGGGCCAGGGCCGCAACACCGTTTCCGAGGTCATCGACCGCTACTGCGGCACCGAGACCAGCGACATGAATGCACTGTGGCTTGAGACCCGCATGCGCCTGAACAACACGCGGCACATCAGCCTGAAGCCCGGGCGTGCAGCGTGAGTCTGCCTCCCCCGGACAACCGGGAAACCGGGAAACCCGGGAAACCGGAAAACCGGCCGCCGATGGCGAGTGCCGCGCCGAATTCGACCCTCACTGCCCGGACTCAAGCGGCCTGAAACCCGCATGGATGCTGGGTTTCCCACTTTCCCGGGTTTCCCACGTTTTACAGGTTGTTCACTCTCCCGGTTATCCGTAGGGGGCAGATTGACGGAGTGGCTGTCGACGCGCCTACACCGCCGCATTGATCGCGGGTGTTCAGTGCTGTTCAAAGTGTTGCCGCGCCGTTGCTTGTCTAGACAAGCATTGCTATACACGCGCCAACCTCACACCGGGCACCTCGAATGAACCTCTCCGCCATCCGTGAACAGCGCGCCACCAAGGTGGCCGACATGCGCAACCTGCTGGCCGCCGCCGACGCCGGCAAGCGTGCCTTGACTGCCGACGAACAGACCGCGTTCGACGCGCTGAAGGCGGGCGTCACGGATCTGGAAGGACAGGAAGCCCGCGCGCAGTTTCTGGCTGACGCCGAGCGCCGCATGCAAGGCCAGCCCGTCGATGGCGAGCACCGCGACCGCGCCAGCCTCGAAGGCCGCGTGTCCCTGCTACGCATGCTGCAGGCGGCGACCGAACAGCGCGGACTGACCGGCGCTGAAGCTGAGTTCCACGCCGAAGCCGAGCGCCGCACCGGCCGCAAGGCGCAGGGCTTCTTCCTGCCCATGGCCACGCTCGAAACCCGCGTCAACACCACCACCAGCGGCAACGACCTGGTGCCGACCGATCACCGCGGCGACCAGTTCATCGGCCCTTTGCGCAACAGCCTACTGGCTCGGCGCCTGGGCGTGCGCGTGCTGTCGGGCCTGAGCGGCAACGTCAGCATTCCGAAGCAGGCCAGCGCCACGTCGGTGGGCTGGGTGGCGGAGTCTGGCGCCCTGAGCGACACGGGCATCACCACCGACCCGGTGACGATGACGCCCAAGCATGCGGGTGGCGTGACCGAGATGTCGCGCCAGCTCATCATGCAGAGCTCGCCCGACATCGAGCAACTGCTGCGCGACGACCTGGCCTATCAGCTGGCGAAGGCCATCGACAGTGCGCTGATCGTCGGTGGCGGCAGCAACGAGCCCACGGGCGTGCTGTCCACCGCCGGCATCGGCACCGCGAACCTGGCCACGCTGTCGTGGGCAAACGTGCTGGGCATGGTCAAGACGCTGGAAGAGGCGAACACGCTGTCAGCGTCGACGGCCTGGCTGGGTGCGCCGGCCGCGAAGAAGAAGCTCGCGTCGACCTTGAAGGAATCCGGCATCGCCGGCTACCTGCTGGAAGGCGGGCGCATGGCCGAACTGCCGGCCTACTTCACGAATCAGGTGCCGCTGAACACGACGCCGAACCCCGACACGCTGCGCCTGATCCTGGGCGACTGGGCGCAGGTGCTGCTGGGTATCTGGAGCGAAGTCGACATCCTGGTCAACCCGTTCGACTCGACGGCCTACGCCCGAGGCGGCGTGCTGGTGCGGGCGATGAGCACCGTCGACATCGCGGTGCGCCATCCGACTGCGTTCGTGCACGCTGCCGACATCGCGCTGTGATCCTCGAAGTCCGCGCCGCCGTCGGCCTGACGCTGCCGTCGCCCGGCAAGCTGGTGGGCCATGCGGCCGTGTTCGATTCGCCCACTGACCTGGGCGACTTCATCGAGGTCATCAAGCCGGGCGCGTTCACCCGCAGCTTGACCAGCCCGGCCGGCATCATGGCGCTGTACGACCACGAGCGCCGCAGCGTGTTGGGCAAGGTGGGCGCCGGCACGCTGCGGTTGTGGCAGGACGCCAAGGGCCTGGCCTTCGAGCTCAACCTGCCCGACACCAGCGTCGGCCGCGACTTGGCTGTGCTGGTGGAGCGCGGCGACGTGAGCGGCTGCAGCTTCGGCTTTATCACACCGGCTGGTGGCGACCGTTGGGATGCCCGGGCCGACAAGCCGGTGCGCGAGCTCCGCAGCGTCGACCTGCGCGAGATCACCATCACGCCGCAGCCTGCATACGCCGACACCACGGTGGCCAAACGCAGCATGCCCAGCTTCTGGGAGCACGACGCGCTGCACACCCATCGCCTGTGGTTCCAGACCCTATGAGCATCGTCGACCTCATGCTCGGCGCCGTCGGCCTTGAGCGCCGCGCACGCACCGAGCCGTCAGACCCGTACTGGCCGAACCTGGCCGCGCTGCGTACCAACGGCGTGACGCCGCGCAGTGCCGAGAGCGTCAGCGCGGTCTATGCCTGCGTGTCGGCCGTCAGCGAGACCATCGCCAGCCTGCCATTGATCCTCTACCGCCGCACCGACGACGACGGCCGCGACCGCGCGAAGGATCACCCGCTGTACAAGGTGCTCCACGATCAGCCCAACGGCCTGCAGACGGCGCTGGAGTTCCGCGAACAGATGCAGGCGTCGGTGCTGCTGCGCGGCAACGCCTACGCCGAAGTGATCCGCGGCTATGACGGCCAGGTGCGCGAGCTCCGACCGCTGCACGCCGACCGGGTGCAGGTGCTGATGCTCGACACCGGCCGCCTGGTCTATGAGCACTTCGACGGCAAGGGCCAGAAGCGCCGGTTGCTGCAGGAAGAGGTCTTCCACCTGCGCCATCGCACCGACAACGGCGTGCTGGGCGTGTCGCCGATCAGCGCCAGCCGCGAGGTGGTCGAGCTCGCCATCGCCGAACGGGAACACGGCAATGCCACGTTCGCCAATGGCACCAAGCTGTCGGGCGTGTTGAAGTTCCCCAACGTGCTCAACGCCGAGCAGCGCAGGAACCTGGCTACGTCCTGGCAGAGCCAATACGCTGGCGCCGGCAACGCCGGCCGCACACCGATCCTCGAAGCGGGCGTCGAGTACCAGCCCCTGTCGATGACGCTCGAAGATGCCGAGTGGATCCAGGCCCGGCAGTTCAGCGTCGAAGAGGTCTGCCGCCTGTTCCGCGTGCCGCCCACGGTGGTGGGCGACCTGCGCCACGGCAACTACTCGAACTCCGTCGAGATGGCGCGGCAGTTCGTCACCCTCACCCTGCGCCGGCACCTGGCCATGTGGGAACAGGGCATCGCGCGCTGCCTGCTGACCGATGCCGGCCGCCGTACCTACTTTGCCGAGCACAGCGTCGAAGGACTGCTGCGCGGCGACAGCTTGGCCCGCGCGCAGTTCTACGAACGGGCCATCGCCGATGGGTGGATGGACGCCGACGAAGTGCGCCGCCTGGAGAACATGCCCGCGAGGATGACCCGTGTCTGACCGACCCCGACTGAAGACGCTGCAGCCGCGCATCAAGGAACTGCCGCCCCGCGTGCCGACGCTCGGCCAGGTCAAGCGTGCCAACCGCACCGGCCGCGATGCCGACCCGCGGCGCACGCTGGCGCTGAACACCGCGGCGTGGCAGAAGCTGCGCGCCAGCGTGTTGCGCGAGTCCGCGCTGTGCGAGCACTGCCTGAGCAGGTCATTGGTGCAGGTGGCCACTGACGTGGACCACCGCGACGGCAACCCGGGCAACAACAGCCGCGACAACTTGGCCGCACTGTGCCACCCGTGCCATTCGATCAAGACTGCCGCCGACCACGGCAAGCAGGTGCACCAAGGCTGCGACAAGGACGGCATACCTACTGACCCCGCGCACCCATGGAACAAGGGGCGCCACGGGCCGCCTGGCAAGCCGTAGGGCCACGCGCGCGCGAGGAATCGCCAGCAACCGACAGCGCTAGACCGTCCGTCCCCCGTCGCATCAACGCTAACCCGAGGCGACCCCATGAAAGTGACCCCGCGCCGCAAACGTTCCGACAGCGCCGCCGCTGCTGTGGCCGCCAGCCAGGCCGTCGCGCTGGGCCCGCTGGCGCCGCCTGCGCACGTCACGCTGCGCGACTGCGACCTGCCCTTCTGGAACGCCATCGTGCTGGCCCGAGCCCGCGACACCTGGACCGACCCCGACCTGGCCAGCGCTGCGACGATGGCCCGCGCGCAGGCCGACATCGAGCGGCTGCAGGCCGACATCACCCGCGACGGCGAGTTAATCACCGCGGCGAACGGCTCGCCGATCCTGAGCCCGCAGGTCAAGCTGGTGGAGTTGCTGACCCGTCGTGTCATGGCGCTGGCCCGCATGCTGCACGTCCACGCCGAAGCGACCATCGGCGAGAGCCGCGACGGCGCCAAGGCGCTGGCCAACGAGCGCCAGGCCCGGGCCGAGCCCGACGACGACCTCATCCCGCGGCTGCGGTCTGTGGCGTGACCCGTGCCGAACGCATCATCGCGTTCATCGAGCGCCACTGCCTGACGCCCGACGGCGCGCAGGTGGGCCTGCCCATGCGGCTGGCCAAGTTCCAGAAGCGGTTCATCACCGAGGTCTACGACAACCCGGCCGGCACGCGCCGCGCCATCCTGTCGGTGGCCAGGAAGAACGGCAAGACCGGCTTGATAGCGGGCCTGCTGCTGGCGCACCTGGTGGGCCCCGAGGCCAAGCAAAACGGCCAGATCGTGTCGGGCGCCATGTCGCGCGATCAGGCCGCGCTGGTGTTCAACCTGGCCGCGAAGATGGTGCAGCTATCGCCCACGCTGTCGGCCATCGTGCGCGTGGTGCCATCGGGCAAGCGGCTGCTGGGTCTGCCGCTGAACACCGAGTACCGCGCGCTGGCCGCCGACGGCCGCACGGCGCACGGCCTGTCCCCGGTGCTGGCCATCCTGGACGAAGTGGGCCAGGTGCGCGGGCCGCAGTCCGACTTCATCGACGCCATCACCACGAGCCAGGGCGCGCACGCCGAGCCGCTGCTGCTGGTCATCAGCACGCAGGCCGCTACCGACGCCGACCTGCTGTCGACGTGGATTGACGACGCCACCGCCAGCGCCGACCCGCGCATCGTGTGCCACCTGCATGCGGCGCCGGCCGGCTGCGACCTGCTGGACAAGGCTGCATGGACTGCCGCCAACCCGGCGCTGGGCAGCTTCCGCAGCCTGCCCGACCTGCGCGAGCAACTGACGCAGGCGCAGCGCATGCCGAGCATGGAGAACACCGCGCGCAATCTGCTGCTGAACCAGCGCGTCAGCACCGAAAGCCCGTTCATCAGCCCCGACGTGTGGAAGGGCTGCGCCGGGCCCGTGCTGCCGTTCGACGGGCCTGTCTTCTGTGGCCTGGACCTGAGCGCCAGGACCGACCTGACGGCCTTGGTCGTCGTCGGCCAGGTGGGCGGCGTGTGGCAGGTGGTGCCGCACTTCTGGACGCCCGAGCAAGGCCTGGCCGACCGTGCCAGGCGCGACCGCGCGCCGTATGACGTGTGGGTGCGCCAGGGCTACATGCACACCACACCGGGCGCGACGGTCGACTATGAGTTCGTCGCCACCGACCTGGCCGACATCCTGTGCGGCATGGACGTGCAGGCCGTCGCCTATGACCGCTGGCGCATCGACCTGCTGCGCAAGGAACTGGTGAAGATCGGCGCCGACCTGCCGCTGGTGGAGTGGGGCCAGGGCTACAAGGACATGAGCCCGGCACTCGACGCGCTGGAAGCTGAACTGCTCAACAGCCGGCTGGCCCACGGTGGGCACCCAGCCCTGCAGATGTGCGCCGCCAATGCCGTGGTGACCAAAGACCCGACCGGCGCGAGAAAGCTGGACAAGAGCCGCGCCACGGGCCGCATCGACGGCCTGCAGGCGCTGGCCATGGCCATGGGCGTGGCCGCGCGTGCGGAAGTCCTGGGCCCGAGCCGCTACGAAAGCGAGGGCTTCGCGTTCGTGTGATGCATGGGCAGCGCGGTCGAGACTGTCGGCCATAGACCGCGCGGCCGCCGTCAGCAGGGACGGCTTCCATGACCCATGACCGGCACCGGCCAGCAATGGCGGGGCACCTCGGACGCGTTACCTCCAGACGCGGCACTGTGCCACCCTTGCCGGGCCATCGTTCACGGCAGTTCGCTGCTGTGCGCCGCGTGTCTTGGTACTTTTTTGGTACAAAAAGAAAACGGCGCCCGAAGGCGCCGCTAAGTCTTTGATTTACTTGATTATTTTGGTGGGCAGTGCAGGGTTTGAACCTGCGACCCCTGCCGTGTGAAGGCAGTGCTCTACCGCTGAGCTAACTGCCCGGAATTCGTTCCGGGTGGCCGGTAAAGCCGCGCATTATGCCATCGCCGGAGGCCAGATGGCGCGGCCG